GCAAATATGCCTTGCTTGTTTCTGGCTCGTTGTGGTGATTTTTTGAGCGTTTTACGGAATGTCTAAAAATACCATTTCGCCGTATGAACCTCTCGGAAGCGTTTGGTCTGCTCCAGTTACAAGAGCGGACGCAAATTTTGCCGCCGCAAACAGCACGTCCTCTTTTGCCGGCACTGTAGTAATAGTAACAGTCGGCTTTGTGCGGTCATTGTTGTTTGTTGTAAACGCGCCGCTTGAAGTTGCTACGGTTGCCACCGCGATAAAGCAACGTCGCTCGTTGCCGGTCGGTACTTTCGGATGCGATTCACCGTGCCATACAACCATAATGTTTCGGACAGAGCCCCCCGATGAAACGCTTGCCACTTTTTCCGCAATTGTCCCATCTTCGTAGAACTCGTCATCGGTTGCCGTCCCGCCTGCAATAGCAAAATCTTTCAGGAACGCCCAAAGCTCTTTATTGACCATATCTTGTTCTAAAGCAATTTCCCACGCGCCTGAATCCTGCTTTGTGAACGCCGATGCAAACGTTTGGTTGAACTCTATTTCAAGAGTGCCCGCAGGCGTCGTATGCGCTGTGTCTATCTCGTAAACGCGCAAAAGGTTACCCGCGCCTTTTCGTGAGTATTTAGCCATGTTTGTCTTTCAATTAGTGTAATACGAAAATCAATTTTTTTTATTCATATCGCTGCGTGTAGTCAATCCGAGCGAATATTATGCCCTCGCCGTCTTGTTCCGCGTCATCAAATAGCGGAGCTTCCGATACCACGCTACAAACAGCGTTTTCGACTATCATTGTGCCAAATTTTTCAGGCGTTAGCTGAAAATTATCTAGCGCCGTTTCAATTAGGTGTACCCATAAATTATACTCTTGCCGAAGCAATCCGAGCCCATCAACGTCATTAGACGCGGCGCGGATGAAAAGCCGGATTGCTACCATACATTCTCCCCGCTTGTGCGATAGCTCTGCATTTTCGTAATATTCCGGCTGCATCTGCGCAGGGTCAATGCTTACAACCACAAAAGGGCGTTCGTAATTGCGACGCTCCACGTAGGTATGATACACGCCCAAACCTGCGATAGTCTGTAAGCGTGCATAAATACTATTGTGGAAATGTTCGCGTTTATTCATGCCATTTCATTTATGATTGCTTGTCGAATAATTTTTTGCAATAATGGTACGCCGTCTCGCAAAAATTCATCCGCCGCAGGCTTAAAATAAGGGCGCGCCCTAATCGTGAACGGTTTTTTACTAAGCGCCATGTACTTGTATTTCACGTCGCTTGTTTTGTAAAACATCGCCCAAAAGTACCGGCGTTGTCTTTCCGTTCGCGGTATTATACCGCCTCCTTCGTGAATCCGCGCGTATGGGACTTTCGTACCAATCTCAATGCCGAATTTTGTGCCAGATTGCGTAAATCGTGTAATGTTTTCGGGAGAATTTGGCAAAAACGATTTTATCAGCCGACCAGATTGTATATTTAGTCGGTTTGTAGTGTTGCGTAGGTTTTTGCCGCGCCCGTCGCCCATCTGGACGCCGATATACCCTTGAAACAGCACGGGAACACGCTTAAGCGCGCCTTTGATAATCTCCGGCAACCGCTTTTCTATGCGTTGTATTGGTGTTTCCATTAGGAGAGCCTCACAATTTTATACGGGCTCAAAAGCGCCTTATGCGCGTTTGACAGATTCGCCAATACCGTAGTTTGCGTGTCCCCGCCCTTAGATTTAGCAATTTGCGATACTCTAAATGTCTCTTCACCGCCCAAAATGCCGTCGTTTTGCGCCGCTTCTTTACAAATTTCATAGCAAACACGCACTATTGGAGCCGGTACGGGTGATATTCCAACGAGCAAAGAAGCTTGGTACTGCCAAAAATTGGAACGGATTTCTAGGTACTGATGCGTCAAATCTTGCGTTACTAGCGTATAATCAAGCAACGACAGTGTTTGCCATGCCTGTTGTATGCTATTGCGCCCTTGTACGCTTGCTATCGAAAGCACATTTACAGGTAATATTTTATACGATTTCACGGGAATAGTTCGCAGCGTTACCGCCACAGGCTGCTCGCAGTAATCTTCAATCTGCTTTGTTGCCCATGCGATATAATCGTTAAGCAAGCCGTCAAATGCGTTAGATGTTATCTGCAAATGTGATTTCAGATAGCCAAGAGTTATCATTGCCGTTCGTGTTTTGTGCGCTTAGAATTAAAAACCTTTTCAGGCGTTTCCGGCTCAACGATTTTCGTTTCTACTTCCGTATGCGCCTTTTCAGCGATGTGCCGCTCCGAAACCGTTTCAACGTCCGGCACAGGCTCAACCACAGCCGTTTGCGTCTGCTCTTTGAGACCATACTTTTTCACAAAAAACGGATTTACTAACTGCCCGCGCGAGGCAATTAAGACGGCGCGGACGCCCTTAGGCGGGTCATCCTGATAGTAAATTTCCTTGCCGTTTTCAGACGCCCAAATGCTTGTATTTGGTATGTATGCCATAGTGTTTTATGCTAATGCAACGCGTTTGAAAGCAGATGGGCGAATAACGCCAAACGCTGCTCGCATTTCGCCCAATAGCGCAATAAGGTTGCGGGTGAAAAAATCTAAATGTGAATCGCTTAATAGAATGACAGGCGAAAGAGATTCCCACAGGGTAGCAAAAGCAAAGTTGCCAATAAGCGCTTCGCCGGGGGTAATGCTCTCGTTTGTTACGACAGGGACGCCCCAAATGTTAGCCGAAAATGTCGTATTGCGGAAAGGATTGCCAGAAAAATACTGACCCGTTGTATCCTTTTTCGTTTCCAACAATTCCCAATCGTTAGGGTGAATAACAATCGCATTTGGATTGGTACGCCCGCCAATTTGCACCGCCGTTAATGCAGTACGCAGCGTGTCGAACTCATCGCCGTTGAATGGGATAGTAGTAATACCGGGCGTATTCAAGATGCCAAGTAAGTTTTCACCTAACCCGTCGCCGCTCAAAATTTGGGATTCCAAGCGCTCTTGCATACCAAACGTAAGCGCCTGATTAATAAGCGTGCGCAGCGCGGGTATATCCTGCAATGCTTGTCGCGTAACGGGCAAGTAGTGAGCAATCGTGCGCACAAGCGCCTGTTGCGTTGTTACTACGCCCATACCAGATTCAGGTTTTGCGCCTGAACCGCCACCCGTTGCCGTTGCCTCAGGAACGTTCGCCGCGCTATTGGTAAATCCAGTATGAATGTGGTATTCGACAATGTTGCTGCTCGTTTGTGAACGAGTGATAAGATTAAGGAGCGTCAGCGGTTTGGAAAACTCAACCGTATCGAGACCGGGTAACCGCTCTGCGCTAATCATATTCCCAAAGCTGCTTACGCCTGTGTTGATAAGCGTTTTCACCTCCACAGGCTGCGTATTTACACGGAAGCCTTTGGGAAGTTGGCCCTTAAATTGCGCAAGACTATCGGATATATTTTTGAACTCTTGCGAAGCAAGAAACGTATCTGCGTTTGTGGCGTTCTTCGTTTCGTTGCCCATAGTTGCCAAACTGTCCAATTTTTGACCAAAATCGTTCACCGGCTTCGCCCAATCTTTTGCCGCTTTCGCCGCCGCTTCTTTCTGTTCGATAAGAACATTGAGCGTTTTCAATTCGGATTCTAGTCGCTTGATTTCAGCGCTTTTTGCATCAACGCTTGCCAGTTCTTCAGCCGTTGCCGTATCCGCTTCCACTTTCTCGATAAGAGACTTCACATCTCCAGACAAGACGCGCATACGCTCAATAGCCGTATTTTTTTGTTCTACGAGACCCATATTTTAACCTCTACGATAATAATAGTGTTGCTGTCAAATTTGCAGCTTTTAGTTTGTTGAGCGCCGTTTGTTTCGCTTTAAGGGCGTCTTCGCGCGCCGCTTGTTGCGCCAATAGTTCCGCCTCTATGGCGTCCCTTTCAGCGACTAACTCCCGTAAGATGAACTTTGGCGTTTCCAAACTATCAAGAGCCTCAATCACCGATAAGAGCCTCTCTCTAGTGCGTTTGGAAATAGCGCGCCCATCTTTCGTTTTTAGCGCGTGATATTCCTTCATTCTCCTCGCATAGTGGTCAATGACGGCAAGCGTCATTTCGTGTTGCTCTTCAAGCGTCATATCGTTAGCAAGCAACGATTTTACGCCGGTTAAAGCGGCACGAGGATTTGCGGGAGTGTTCACGATACTGCACTCAAATAATTCCAAATCTTTCAAGAGCCTTACGCCCTCTGTGTTGTATTCCGCGTCATTGACTTGATAGCCAATTGATGTTTTCACGTCCAAGCCCTTAGCGACGCGTTCTTGCACCGTCCTACGCATTTCCTGCGCCTTTGGCGTGCTGTGAAATTCCGCCGTTACAAAAAGACCTATTTCGTCCTCAAGCGCCTGCAACGGCATAGCAATTGGTATGCTGCTAAACTCATGGTTTGAAGCGATAAAACCGCTCTTCAAAAATTGCGGTATCGTATTCTGAAAAGCGCCTTTTACGACAATTTCATTTGACCTATCAACATTGCCAAATACCGAGAAATAGCCGCTTATTGTGCCATTCCCTTCATCGGTCGCCTTGTATTCTCGCAAAAAAAAGTCTTTTGTATTCATAATAATAAAAATCGCATAGGAGACTTCCGAAAAACGCACTTACGCCGTGAGGCGTTGGTGCGATTGCTATCTAAAGTTGAGCTTAATTACAAACGCTAGCTAGTTGCGACGCGCCGCTCTCATATCTAACATTGTTTGCAGTTCTTTGATATCTGCGCCTTGCTTTTCAATAAAAGCGGCTTGCTGTTGTGCCAGTTGGTATGCCTCTGCGAACTTTAAAACTAACATATCTTTGTTTTCTTTCTCTAATTTTTCCCGCTTTTTGGATTCAGCAATTTGAATCAAAAGAGCGCCTATAAAAATACCAAGAAAAAAACAACTAAGTCCGACCAGCATAAATATAGCTACATTTAGCATATGCGCCTTTTAAGAACAGTAGAGAAAACATCTGTGAGCGTTGCGAGCGTTTTTTCATCGCAATCCTGCAATGCTCCGTAAAGGGTTGACCTGTTTTGGCGTTGGCATTGCGAGACATATAGTTGCAATTTACGTTTTTTTTCATTAATTGCATCGGTCGTATGCAATATTTCTGCACGTGTCGAAAATTTTTTCTTTGTTGGCATAGCGTTAGTTTTTAGCGATTATTTGCGGATTGGTCTTAAATAACAGCGACAATTTACCGACCCGCTCGCAGTACTCATGTTCGCAGGGTAGTTGCCCTCTACAATGTTGCCGTTTGCATCAACGTATTGAAATTTTTCACCTGCATCCACCTCTACGCCGTCCATAGCTCTATGCGCGGGGCGTACTTTACCATCCCGCTGTGTAAGCCATGCCACTTTGAAACCTGCAATTTCCCACGTTGCGCGCTGCGAGCCAGCCGTCGCCGCCGTCGCTGTTGTTCGCGCTATCCGCGCCACACGCGCGGGACTACCCAAAACATTCCCAAAATGCGCTTGCAACTGTTCCGTTACCTCTGCGATGGGTTTGTCGGCAATGGTTTGGATGAAATCCCGCAACTCTTCGCGCAGCGTGTCCGCCACGCCTGTAATGCGCTCAATAGATACGCCGAAAAGATTTCCTAGCTGTTTAGCAAAATCATCTTTTATTTCGTCCCATGACGTATCAACAGCGTTCGCGGCTTGCCGTGCAATAAAAAGCAAAAATTCTTGGAGTTTTGAACCTGTCGCTTTTGCCAGCGCATCGCGGAAATCTTCAATATCAAACAAATCAATGTCAGTATTTAGGTCTTTTTGTGCTTTTGCGATATTACGAAGTATTTCTTTTTCTAGTGAGGCAAACACAGGCTTCATGCTCTTTTGCAACGTCTCTGAAAATGTATCTGCTAAATCATCCCATGCCTTCCATTCCATTACCATATCTTTCGTGTAAAAATCTGCATTTTTCGGGCAAATGTTGGTACATCCCTCGCCTGTGCAACCTTCTCCACCGCAAAAAGACTTGTTTTCTGGCTCTGCATGGGCGTTTTGCTTTTGCTCAAGGAGTGTAAACGATGAAGTTCCAAGAGGTCCCACTTGTGGTAATTGCTGCGCGGACTTGGCTATATCTTGAATGAAAACATCTTGGTCAGGCAATGTATCTAGTCCCATCATCGAACGCGCCTCATTACGAGTAATAAGCCCCTTTTCAAATGCTGTAACGATGCGCGCCTGCTTAGCGTCTTGGTTTTCTTGTAGCGCAAGAACCTTCGACAGGTCAAATACCAGTTCGTATTCGTCCCCAAATTCAGGGCGTAAACCGCGCTCGATAGCCTCTGCGCAATAACGCCAAAAGGCGCTCATCGTATTTTCTACGAATAATTTTCGCGCCTCTGCCTTGTTGCTGTATGTGCTATTTTCTAGCCCCACGCTCAAGCCCACCAATTCGGGCGGCACTTGCAACGCAGCGCACAAGCGCGCTTCGGGCACTTTCCTTAGCGCGTCCAACGTTAGCTCTTGCAACGAAAGAGAAACCCGTTCTATGTTTGCGCCTGTTGGCAATACAAGCGGCTCGCCCCTGCCCTTGCCGCCAAAAATGTCCATAAATTGCCGCTTAATCAAATCCCGTTGCGCATTCCCTAGACTGATTTCATTTGACTGCGTAATGACGGTGCGCGGGACAGCGTCATTTTTCAGTACAGAAAACAGATACCGCGTCGCTTCCGAATCTGTCATAACCTGTAAGAGGCTAGGTAAAAAAGGCGGAATGCCGCGCCCCATGTCATCCTTCACAGGGAACGGGACAGCGATAATATCCTCTATCGGCAATCGTATAGAACTGTTGTTGATATTTGCCTCGTAATGCAAAACGACGCCGCTTTTGTACTTTGGCAGTATTTGAGCCGACGAATACGCCCGCAATCCTACAAGAGCGCCGCGCCGGTTGCGTAATTTGTGCAAATACGCTATCCCGCCGGTCGCCCAAAATGTTGCAATCGAGCTGTATAAGTCGGACTCGCTACTATCCACGTTTGGACGCGCTAACAGGGCGCGTATAGGATGGTCAGGGATTGTTTCGCCAAACATATCCTGCACAAGCAAAACCGGCTCTTGGAATTGTAACACAAACCGCGAAACAATAGCAAAAACAGCATCGTTTTGTATGTATGCGTTTTGCACCGACAAATCAAATGCTCCTAACGCCCGCCGAATGTTTTGTAGTTCCAAATCCCATCCGTTAGACTGCACAGCCCAAAAATTCTTTTGAGATGGCTGCAAAAAATTTTGAAAGCGCTCTTTAATTGTCATTTTTTATTTCGACAGTGTACAGATGTAGTTTATACGCTGATTCCAAAACTCATGTACGCGTAGCTTACCGCGTCCACCATATCGTCATGTTCGCCGTAAGGGAACGCAAGCAATTCTTTTTCATATTCGTCGCTAATTGATGGGCTATGAATTACTTGCCCTTGCTCGTACCGCGCCTGCATCCCCATAAACCGCGTGACCTTGTCTTTTTTGGGCTTGACGCCCCAAACAGTGTGCTGGCTACGCAACAACAGTTCTTGCACCGCCGCCGCTTGGTATTGCGTCTGTTCCACGTTAATTGTTTCAACATTCCACTTGTCGGCATACGTTAAAATCCAATCCATAGCATCGTGGAAATTCAATCTTGCCCGCGCAACATCGCAAAGATATATTATACCGGCGCTATCCCTGCCAAGTACAGCAATAGCCGTATAATCTGCTGTTGATTTTGTAGAAATTGCCAAGTCCACGCCCATATAGTATTCTAATCCGCTAGGTATTGAGCCTGTACGCAAGTATTCGCGCTTGATAAGCGTTCCCGCCATTTCGACAAATTCAGCCAAATACTCTTGTTGAAATACCAAACTTGGCAATTCTTGCCTAGCGGATTCAATTTCTGATTTAGAGATATAAGGGTTTGCCGACGTTGGATATTGCCACGAAACCCAGCCATTTTCACCGTGAAAGCCCTTACTATACAACATATAAAAGTAATTCATACCTTTTGGCGTACTCAAAAACCATGCTTTGCCGGCATAATCCGTGAGCGTCGGACGGATAACCTGAAGCCAAGCTTCTTCCAAGTCTCGCACCATTGCCGCCTCGTCAATGACCCCGCAGGCGTACTTCCGACCGCGCACACTATCAAAGCTGTCCAACGACCAAAAATCTAACGAAGAGCCGTTTTTAAACTCTAAACGTTTTTCTTGAACGTTTACCGCCGCAATAGCCGCGTAAAAACTGCTCTTAAAATCTTTCCATACCAAAGAAAGCATTTTATACGTCGGCGCAAAATAGGCGCATGGTAACGCCTGTTTTAGCGTTGGCAACAATATCTCTTTCGTTAATTCTGTTTTGCCAAATCTACGACCACATACCGCCACATTGAACCGCGATTGTTGCGCTAACAAAACTTTTTGAGCTTCGTGCGGGTTAGAGCGCGAAATTTTGTCAAACACGCTCCCGTCTGCTTTCAAAGGGCGCGCCTTGAACGCGTCGCGTATGATTTTCGACTTGTATTGCTGTGCTATGTTCATTGTTGTTCCATTGTGGCGCGCAGTTCCAAAAGATTAGTCCGCTCAATTTCTGCCAAATGCTCAACGTCGTAATATCGCGCCATTTCGATAAGTTCGCCTAATTTGACGCCTTCCAAGAGCTTGTCGCCCATTAGCTTCCTTTTTACCGCTTCGTGCGCCTGCTCTGCCATTTCACGATATAACTCAGTGCGCTTGGCATATTCGTTACGCCGCGCCTTTACTGTTGCTTGTATAGCGCTTTGATTGATATGCCAATCGTATTCGTCAGCCCGTTTTTTCCAGTCGAAAAAACGATACCAATCCTTGAAAGCGCCAGAGGCTTTGCCCGTACCCTTGTCGGCTTTTTTCGGCTTTTTCCCTTTCATATATTCTCTGTACGCCGCTTCCACACTGCGTTCTTTGAGGTACGAAAGAAAAGCCCTGTATTGCGCTGCGCTCTCGTTCGGTTGCCTATCCCATGCGTTCATATTGCGCCTTCCTTTGTAATTACTCCACTGCTAAAAGAGCTTCGACTCTCTTGAAAGTTTCTTCATCTATCAAGAGTTGCATCGTGCCTTTACCAAATTTTGTTTCTTCTTCATATTGAGCGTAAACGACTTCTTTTGTTTCCATCGTTTTGCCGTCTTCGCTTGGCGCTTGCGTTGTGCCGCGTCCGAGTGTTATTAATTTTTTCATAGCGTGTATTGTAAATTGTTAAAAAAAATAAACTAATGTTAATTATTAAAAAATTAAACCAAATTGATTAGTCCAAGATTTGCGAGCGCTGTTTCCAAAGAGGCAAGGCTGCCGGCTGTTACGTCACGGCGTGTTACAGGGAATTTGCCGAAAAAGCCTATCCTTGCGTCCGACTTGCCGAGAACGATTGACCTATTCACAGAAGTAGCGCCCGCTTCAATACTCCCCAAACCTACATTTGCGTATAAACAGCCGAGCCCATTAGTTATTGTTATTGTTACATTTGGGGCGTTAATCGCCGCCGAAGCAGCGGCTTGCATAAATGTTACATTATTAACCAGCCCTATTGCTGTTGGGGTGAACGCTACACCGTTTGTGGGAGAGCCGCCTTTGTGATAAAATACAGGCGTTATAGCAAAGGGATTAAATCTTACTACGTCTGAACCCGCCCACGATGTGCCGTTGTAAAAAAGAAAATCGTTTGTTGTTGCGGCGGGTAAATTACTGCCACCGCCGCCCGCCGCGTTGATAACTATATCCGCTACATTAGGTAGCGGCGTTGAACCGGTCAGCGTTACGCCTGCCCCAGCGCGGAGCCGAAGTGTTCGCGTATTAGAAGAAAACATACTCGCGCCTGCGTCGTTTTGGTTTGCAAAACTTGCTACGGTTATGCCCAGTAACGGCAATAAATCAATAAACTGCGTCCCTTGCGACGATAGTATGCCGCCGTTATGCGTCGAAGAAGGGAGACTTAATACAGCAGTTGAATAATTGACGGAAGGCGTGAAAGACGCCGTCGTACCTATCGGAGTTATTACAACGTTCCCGCTTGTGGGCAGAACTTGCAAAACGCTTGCGTTCCCGCTTGTTACTTGATTTACCGCGCCGCCGCCGCCTGGAATAGTTATTTGGTTACCAGAGACCGTAACGCCAGAGCCGTTAAAAATTAAATTAGTGTATGTGCCTATACCGTTTACAGAAATTCCAGCTATGCCGCCACCGCCGCCGCCTGAAGGAGCAGCCCACGCGCCAACGCCGTTAAGGAAAAGATTGGGATTATTTGGGAGCGCCGGCATAGCGCCGGGGCTACTTATACTAGCCAGATTAAGCGAAACGCTGTTAGGAGTTACAACAAGACCGTTACCGCTTATGCCAACTAATCCGCCGCCACCGCCACCGCCGCCTGGAATAGTTATTTGGTTACCAGAGACCGTAACGCCAGAGCCGTTAAAAATTAGATTAGTATATGTGCCTATACCGTTTACAGAAATTCCAGCTATGCCGCCACCGCCGCCGCCCGCAATGTTGATTTCAGTTCCAACGCCGTTAAAAACGTTTGTAACGCCCGCGCCTGTAAAATTAAGTATTGCAGCCGCTGGATTGATTGTAACGCCGTTGTATCGCACCTCTACCGTGCCATAGCCGCCCGTTGCGGACAAGTCAAATTGATTCAATGCGGAACTTGTTAAAATGCCGTTTTGATACACGCCAACGGGGATACTAAGCAGTCGAGTACTAGGATTCCAAGCGCTATTAAGCGTTACAGATTGTCCGTTTGGAGTTATTACAACGTTCCCGCTTGTGGGCGAAACAGTAAGAACCGAAGGGGCGCCGCTCGTTACTTGATTCACCGCGCCGCCGCCTCCACCGCCGCCCGTTGCATCTATGCGGAACTGACCGCCGCCCAATGGTACAACGGTCGTATTCATGCCGTTCATAAGTTGTATCGCGCCGTTAAATCCGTTAAATGTCGTAACGCCTGAAGAACTAGGCAAAGCGCGATATACGCCGTCCCCTGCTAGATAGTCGGTAGATATTCCCGTAAGCGCTGGGGCTGCGCCCGCGCTTGAATTGTTTGCTAATGCTAAAGTAACGGCATTAGGGAAAACGGTCAATCCGTTACCAGAAACTCCGAAAAGCCCGCCGCCACCACCGCCGCCTGCATTACTGCTAATCTGTATGACGCTTCCTATCTCTGTTACAGTAATCCCCAAACCGGCGCTAATACTACGAAGGGTAAACGAACTGCTAGGGCCGGGGTTTTCTACAATACCAGCCCCGCTGCCTGCGTTAGAAATACCAATCATAGGCGTTGCGGAACTTGTTGATATTGTCAGCGTATTAGAGCTAAAGCCGGCAAGTAAGCCCGCTCCTATGTTTAGGAATGAAATATTTTGATACGGTTCAATAGCCGACGCACGCGCACTAAGCCCCTTCTCTACGTTGATTGTCATGCGCTTACCGCTTACGCTTGCAAAACCGCCCGCGCCCGTGATATTAATTTCTTCCACACGACCCAAAGGCGTTCCATTATTAAACGCCGAAACAGGAAACAACGGTACGTATGATGTGCCGTTGAAAACTATGCTGTTTCCATTTACCGCGCTAACTGTATCAATATGCGCAGGCGGTATAGGAGTTATTTGGGAAAAATGTGTTTGTATCATTTATTCAGGGTGAAGAATTAAGTTCGCTAAGGCTGCCGCCCATCCTGCTGTCTGCGTATTTTGCACAAGCAACCTGTATCGGTCGTAATAGACGTTGTTGGTTATAGGATAGTTATAGGTGACATTGAATGATAAAAACTGATTAACCTTTGTATCAAGCGTTACCCATGCGGACCCGTCCCAAGCTTGGAAAAGCCAATTTCGAGGGTGATGGTTGTTATTAACGCTCGCGGTCGCTAATTGATATTTTCGGACTCTAGCGCGTAATGGTAATTGGATTTGCAACCATTCATTTGTACCGCTACTTGCGAGCCAAAAATCTGAATAAACGAGGTTAAACGCCAAATACGCCTCACGCCCCGCAAATGCGACAGAGCTAGCGCTAGCAACATAATTAAGACCGCCAAATACCGTAAGGTCGTTAGTCATTCTACGACTAGGTCTAGGGAAAATAAGTATCTGGTCAAGCGTAATAGATTGGGCGCTCGTTGCCGTGCCGAACGGGGTTGTAATTTCTACCGTCCCCGCCGCGCCTGTGTCCGCTATAACGCCTCGCAATTGCGTAGAGCTATCTACAATATACGAATCAGCGTTAATACCGCCAAATTTTACACTTGAAACATTTATGAAATTAACGCCTGTTATTACAACTTCGTTGCCAATAGCAGAAATTAACGGCGATATATTTGTAATTGTTGGCGCTGGGCTGTTGAACGTGAAACCCGATTGCGAGGCTGTCCCTGTGCCAGTTGTTACGACTACATCCGTACCAACGTAAGAGCCATTAGCAAGGGTTACGGTTATTTGTGTTGGGGAATCAACAACAAATGATGGTTGATTAACCGCGCCTATTGTTACCGATTGAACGTTTACAAAATTCGAGCCTGTAATGACCACCGTTTCGGCTATTGTGCCGCTTGTAGGACTAAACGACGTTATTGTAGGCATTACGATTGTGTCGAGAGTTTCGTAGTGAAATTCTACGTGCCAACCCGCTTTAATTACATAACCAGTATTTGCAATCGTTACGTTTTTCCCCGAAACACTAAAATCATTACTTTTGGGCGTGTGTATTACGTTGCGAACCACCATACGCACGTGTGAAGGGTTCACAGGGGTATAAGAAAGCGGCGGTATAACGTTATCGGCTGAAATTATGACCTTTTCCATAAAGAGCTTAGCGCCGCCACCACCGCCGCTAATTGGGGCTTGCGCCGCCCATTCTCCATTTGATTGCAGCGTTAGGACGTCGCCGGTAGCGCCGGGGTACAGTTCCCCTAACGTATTTTTAAGATTGCGGTTATTGTTCCCGCTTTCGTCGGCAATATGAAATATTGGCTCTGCCACTATTGCAAATCAAAAAATACGCATGGTAAAAATAAACGCAAATTTATTATGGATTTGCCTTGCGAGAAGCAAGAAAATCAAAAATATAATCAATGTACTCTTTCGCTTCTTCTCTAGCGGCGTCGTAGTCGCCAGAGAGCCAAGCGTTTTTCCATTGAGATACAATAGCGCTTGCATTCGGCATTTGCATAACGATATTGAGCAAATTCGGAATTTCTTCGCCGTTTTGCCAGCCGTTGGCAAGACCGGTAAGAAATTTTACGATAGCATCCTCGAAATTGTCGAGTTGTTGCGTGTTAAGTGTTGTATTTTCCATGATTGACTATCCTTTTTTATTAAAAATTGATTGTGGGTCTCTTGAAATAATGCCGACAACAAGGGCAAACGTACCCTGCCCTATTTTCAGCCAGCCAGCAACCATATTACCGATGATAAAAGCTTCAAACGCCTCGTAATAATGGAAAGCCGCCGCGCCTAAGCCAACGCTAGTTGTCATCTTTTCTCTTGCGTTGTTCAATAATTTAATTTTTTCGCTTATATTCTCTAGCAATGTTGGCTCTTGTGTAATAATTTTTCTGTGCTCCTTTGCTAATTGCACAGCTTCTTGTAATCTTTTTTGCGCCTTTTCATCAATTACCGGAAGTTCCGGCGGTTTAATATTAGGCAAGACGGGCGTAATTGCCGGAACGTATTTGGGTTCTTCATCCATAGTTTTAGAGTTTATGCGCCTTTGCGCGTTGTAAAAAAATTTCTCTGTTTTTTAAGCCATTCAACCCGCCGTTAATGCGCTTTGTGAGAAGCCTAAAATCGTTCTTGTCCGCAATTGCGTTGAGTTTATTCCTATCCCAAAACCAAGCCGCCGAAAGAGCGGCGTAATCTAGTTCTAAAAGCAGGTCAGGGCTTGCCACAATATCAATGCCTAAATCGCGGGCGCATTGTTCGTAGTTCCATTTCCCTGTAAGGTGCTTCAATCCACGTCCACGATAGCGCCACCCGTCGCCGCTTGCCTCATTGCCGTTACCCATGCGATTAGCATAAACTCTATTGGCTATAGCTTGCGGGTTGCCGGCGTATTGGGCTGCGATTGAAGGAGTAAAATATTTTGGGAAAACCTCTAACAATCGTTGTTGCGAGTATCTAAAACTCTCTTCCAAGCGCGTGAAACCTGCGCTTTCAAACGCTATTTGCGCTAAGAAAAATTCTTTTCTCCGCTGCGTATTGATTGCAAAGCGCTCGAAAACTTGGGTTAGCGGCAAAACCCACCGTTCCATTTCAGATACGGGCTGACGTGTTATAGATGCTAATTGCAGCGCTGTCATTATTCGGATGAAATAGGGTTATAATCGTTATCGGAGTTTAAAATCTTTTTAAGCGATGCGATTTCTGCTTGCGCTTTCGCTAATTCCGCTTCTAGTTCTATGATTCGCTCTCGCTGTCGACTGTTTTCTGCCAGCAACCGCGCTTCGTCGTAACCGATGTTGCGTCTTGCTTCTCGATATTGAGAAGCAAGCAAGTCGTATTGCGCTTCAAGGCTTGCAAAAGCCTCTTTCTTTTCTTTCAACTCTTTATTATGGTCTTCCTTTAACAATTTGATTTCTTCGCGCAGCGCCTTAATTTCTTCTTTTTGGCGATTATGAATTTCGGCGCTTGCTTCATTCATCAATTTAAGAGTGTCTTCACCGCTCTTATTCCGATTAACCCAAGCGCCGAGCCAAGAAAACAAACCGACTTTCCACGCTAAAAGCGCGCAAACAATTAAAAACCCGCCAGTCCCGCCAACTTTAAGCGCGAAATTCCATATTTTTTCATCCATTTCCCTCCCCAATTTCGTGGTTTTTGACGTTTCCCGCTAAACTTATGGCGTTCAAAAACGCACAAAATAAAGTGAGCGAAATAATAACGTTGATGATAATATGATGTTGCCACGAAACTGGATCCATCTTTATCATACCATTAGTGTAGGCATACCAGTCAATGTATGCTACCCATATCCACACCAGAAACATTGACAATTCTACCAAGTATCGTTTTTCAAGCGCCCTTGAATCATGTGCGGCGCTGTCGTTCGTACTGACAAAAAGGTAAAAGCTGCCAAAAACCATGCTACTGATTGATGCGCAAAAATAAACAAAACTTGCTAGCGCCAACATATTAGGCGAAAGGGCAAACTTAATTTGTACTAATGACGACCCAAAAAACACAAGCGCCATGATAAACCGTATCGGTCGCCAATCGCACCGAAAGACAAGATTGTATGCGCGTTTGGGGAGTCTAACAGCAAATGTGTAAAAAATATTTTTGGTGCGCATAAAAACATCATTTTTGTGCGTTAAACCCTTTTTCGCGCATAAGTTTTGAATAGTCAAACCCATTTGGTAAAATAACATACCGCAAAACCCTGTCGTAAATATCTATGTTGTCAAAGCGCAACTTCTTTGCCTTCAAGCAGTCGCTTGGCTTCAATGGTCGCCATCTTCCCCGCTTCAAGAGCCTCAAAGGGGCTAATGCCCCAAATTCGCGCTTGTTTGTTTTATGAACGTATGAAAGAGGGACTTGCGAGCCCTGTTACAGGCGTGCCAGAGGCGGTTTTAGTTGCCGCGTCAATGCGAACAACCCTACCGCCAGCATTGTCGGCAACATACACATACGTATCGTCTGCCACACAGCCAGCCCCGCCCGTAACACCTGCAATTGTGCCAGTTGTCGCGTCGCCTGCATTAATCCATCGCAGGGGGGAACCCCCGCCGTTTGTTTGGAACCAGTGCCCTTGTGAGAATGCCATACGATTCGGGTCGGTGGTGGTAAGTGGCACGTCGCTGCCAAACTGTACAAACGTAGTTGCGTCCACAATACGCTGGAGGCTGCCACTTCCGGGGACGCACAGCAGTTTGCCGTCGCCATACTGGACTGCTATCAAATTCCCCGAGCCTACATTTACAGTTTGCCGCGCAGTAACGGTCTCGCTTGCGATATTAACAACCGTTATATTTCGAGTAGGCGACCCGCCAAGAGTAGAAGCGATGTAGATATTACCGTTTGCGGCGTCTGAATCAAGAGGATAAACCTCGTTTGCAAGGAGCGTCCCGCTTGTAAATACGTCGGTGGCAAAATTGTACGTCCCAAATCTGATGCCGCCGGAGGTAACAATTGCCATTTTACCGTCGCTAAAATAGACGCGGAATGCCGTTTGCCCAGATACCGCCGTAAACGAGCCAACATACGCCAACGATGTAGCGTCCCAAACGCCTACCGTGCCAACACCTGTTACGTTCCCCACAAAGATTCTATTTTGCTCTACGCATGGCGTATATGCTTGCGCTGTGCCATTAGTAAAGGTTGCCGCGTCTAGGGTAAAGCTAGATTTTACTACCGCCCGTAATCTACCTGAATTTAATGTTGGCACAATGACGTGCGTAGCGGTTGTCGTACTGCTAGCGCTAGAAACAGCAGCCGTAAAGTTTTGCCCTGTAACATCCGCGCCGCTTACGGTTACCGTGCGGTTAATTGGCGTAAAATAGTGTCCCGAAATTGTTGGCGTGAGAGTATATGCGCCATCTACGACGCCGGTAAAATTGAAAATACCGCCCGCGCCGCTTGTGGCGTTGTAAGTGTTTAATCCAACAAGCGCCAAATTTACGCCCGCATCAACCGACCCGCTTATCACTCCAGATACTGCATACGTAGGCTGCGGCAACATTACGCCGCTAGCAACAAGGGCGTCGCGTAACGTTGCAAGCGTCGGCGAGGCTTGGTACGGTTGCGGAGTCAAAGAACCACCGCCCGTACCAAAACGCAATATAGTATTATCGGTTTTTTTCGTTACAAGGCTATTACTGCTTTCCTCAAGAGCAATTTCACGCGCGACAAGCTCGCTTGCCGTAAACGCGCCGGAAAGCTTGGTATAGAGCCGTATAAATTTGTTTCGTGGCATAATTTAGGGAGCTAAATTGTTCATGATATTTGTTATTTGCCCTGCATTCATTGCAATATTCCAAACGCCGTAGTCATATATTTGGAAGTCTGCATCGCAGCCATTGCCTATTTTATACTGCGTTCCGCCCGCTACTATCGCAGAGTTTGCGTATCCGCCATTAAAAGAACCGTTAAGATAAAAAGTGGTCGTGCCGCTTCCAACAGTTACAGCCGCATGATAGTTTGTATTCGCCGCTAAAGACGTAGAAAAATTCCCGCTACCGCCGCCGTTCCATTGCAAAAGAATTCCGTTTAAACGCAAAAAACAGCCGTTGAATGTGCTGCCATCGCCGATAAGATACGCGCTGCCATTTACTACGTTCGCGCCTGTACGGAAATGCCACGCTACCGTAAACGTACCACTCTCAAAAATTGCATTTATGTTGGTATTAACGAAATAAAGCAAACCGCCTACGCCAAAATTTGTAATGCCATAGCCCTGCGCAGCCCAGTTATTGGCATATACCGGCGACCCGTTAGACGTGCCAAGCGGGAAATTTGTCGTTAAATCATTGCCATTTTGCTCGTAATTGTGTCCAAGAACAAGGCTGCCAGCAGGCTGGATACCGCCCGCAAAACTAGGTATATTCTGCATTGCAAGAAACATAGTGCGAACCATTTACAACGCCTTGTACCTTTCCCGCGCTAAATTGCGGAGCTCTTCAATCCGTTCATATTCGGACTTGTCGCCGCCTATTGCAAGCCAAAGCGCATTAACTTGCTCACGAAGCCCGCAGCCCTCGCTATCGTACAATACATCTAGTGTCGGTTTTGCGGGCTTTTGCGGCTCTATTGGAGTATCGTCATACTCGATAAGATTGCCATTGATTACCGCGTATTCTTTTTTTTTGTCAATAGATTCCCATTCGTCTTTGGTAATGATAGCCGTGTTCTCGCTTGCGTCAGAGGCTAAATAAACAGTACCCTCGACAACCTTGACGCGCACCTCATTTTCGGATAGTTTTTCTATGACAGGCAAAGGCAATTGCGGCGTTTCTTGTATCTTTACAAGCGCGCCATCAACAATTTCGTAATTTGCAGCTTTGTCAATAGCCTCGTATTCCTCTTGCGAGACAAAAGCCGTGTTGCTATCGCTCTCCTCTGCAAGATAAATCTTCCCTTCAATTACTTTTACAATAAAATCCATTTTACACCTTTTGAGAAATGACGTCAAACTCTGTGGCGCTCCGCGCGTGTACAAGAAAAATCCATTTTTCATTTACTCCGATAAGCAACGCGCCTGTGCCGTAAGAGCGATTGTATGTACGACCTGCGCCGGCAAAATTTATTGTTTTTGTACCCGCCGTTGCGTCCCTTGATATTGCAATATAATAGTAATTGCCTACGCTCGCGTTAATAATGTCAATTAGATTGTTTTCCGTTGCGCCGCCTGTAAAACCAGTCGTATAAATTTCGTAATCATTGAAAGCGCCGTTAGCGATAGAATCTATGGTAAGCGTACCATTGCTTACCATAGCGACGCCCGTGCGAATATCCTGCACAAGTACGCGGGAATCTGTTGTAATAG